CGAACACATCTCAAAGGTGTTCCCTGTGGTTTTGGATGAAGAGATTATCGTCAACGGAGACTACAAAGCATCAACTGATAATTTACATAGTTGGGTGTCTGAGACGTTGGCGAAAAGGATGATTCAAGTGCTGAATCGTAATGCCATGTTACCTCAAAATTCCGAGGCTGCATTTCATATAGGTGTTAAGCATGAAGAGATGATTATTCGATCTCTGACTGGACACTTTATTGAAATGCCTGGTACAGGCATTTTAAAGCCACAAAAGGAAGGTCAATTAATGGGTTCCATAACTTCGTTTCCGTTTCTATGTATGGCGAACGCTGCTTTTTGCAGATGGGCGTTAGAATTAGCAAATGGTCGTCGTTATCGTATTACGAACCAGCCTCAACCTTATAAGGCAACGATAGCACCTCTCCTAGTCAATGGAGACGACTGCACTTTAAAAGGAGATAGAGCGACTTTAAGGAAGCTCTGGGAAGATATAACAGCCTTTGGTGGCCTATCATCTTCTGTTGGAAAAACTCTGTTTTCCCTGCAACATAGACCGGTCTGTGTGATCAACAGTCAAACCTATGATTATGTAAATAATCAATGGCAAGACCGAGGTCACTTAAATTTGGGGTTGCTACTTGGGTATACTCGTTCTACGAGTAAGACCGCCGATGGCTCAACGCTAGCAAAGAGACCTTTTGAGAGGCTCGGAGCTGTACAGCGAGAGTTAAAGCGTGTCACTCCTAAAGTGATTTGGAAGGAGGTGTCTCATCGCTTCATCCATTATAACAGAGAGGAACTAACTAAGTTTCCAAATCTTCAATGGGATGTTCCGGAATATCTCGGAGGTGCAGGACTGATTTTGGATCGTCCTATGGATTACCGAACAAGAGTCTCTTGTTCTTTTTTAATTTCACAGTACAACTCATCTTATTACAAAATTTCAAAGATGGTTCCCGATGATGAATGGCTACTTCATAAGATTGTATCTAAGAAGCTTAATTCATTGGGCGTGGAGGAGAAATTCTTCACGAAAGGAAAGCGTGGAATTGTCGAACCTGAAGTTGAGGGAATCAAAGCTGAGGAGATTTATGATCTCTTTGGTGATGATTTTCATATTAGAGATTGGGAACCCCCTATAGTATTGGAGGAGGAAGATCTCGAAATGAATTTCTCGAAGCTTTATAAAGGTTTGACTGTACAGACATTGTTTGAGAATTCTCTAGATGACGTCTATAAGCTGCGGGTGGAAACACCTAATGCGAATAGAAGTCTAGTGCAGAATGCGCGTGTATGGAAACGCGTCAATGTCTATCTTCAGAACTGGAATTATGCTGTTCCGGGATTACGGGTAAGGACCCACGAAGATATATTGTACGAAAAGAAAGACTCTTTTATACCAACATTTGCAAATCGACGCCCTGAGCTTACTGCTCCGCTCGAAGTTATCGAGATTGAGGGGAAGATTGCAGAAAATGTTGAGGGCTCGTTACCTTTTGGGACGAGACAACTGCTAAAACGGATGTTAGGTCATGTTCCGGAGCAAAATCTTAATATTTTTAAGACTGCTCAAGAGCTTTCGAAAGCTCGTAGGAGAGAGAAGGAGTTCTGCGAATTTACGCGGTCTTCTCTTCCGGTTCATGAACTGTTTTAGTGGTCAGGTCGGGTCGGCCCCATCTTGGGGTTTAAGGAGTGATAGTTTAGAGAGTATAAACGGCGGGAAGTTGTTCTTGGGATTGAAATTTATCCTATGAGAGCTTTGTGGATTGGTACCTACAAAGTGAACATAAACAACCTGGTTCTGCCTTGGGTGTGAATAGACGTACTACTACGTTGTATAACCCTATACAAACTTTGAACTCCTACGATCAGATCTAATGCAGATAAGGTACTGCTTAAATAACAATAGAAAG